CACAGTCTGTTTAGCATAGCAGAGGAATGCACGCCCGATAATCTGGAACTGATAACAGAAGTATTAAAGAGGATGAAGCAATGACCCGCGCCGCCCTCTATATGCGTGTATCGTCCACGGAGCAGGCCAGAGAAGGCGATTCCATCCCCGCACAACGCGAAGCCTTGCGACAGTACGCACAGGAGCATGGAATGATCGTGGCGGGCGAGTATCTGGATGACGGAGTCTCCGGCACTCGTGCAGACAGGGACGAACTTTCGCGCCTTCTCCGCGATGTTGAGGCAGGCCGGATAGACATTATCCTGATAACAAAATTAGACAGGTTATACCGTAGCATAAAGCACTATCTCAACATGATGGATACTCTCGACCGCTATCATGTCGGCTGGCTTGCGATATGGGAAAATTACGACACTACCACACCGCAGGGGCGCTTTATCGTCAACTCCATGATGAGCATTGCGCAGTACGAAGCCGAAAATACTTCACAGCGCATCAAGCAGGTGCAGAGGTACAAGCTGACTCAGCATGAAGTCATCTCCGGCACGCACCCCGCGGGCTTCCGGATCGTAGACAAGCATCTTATCCCAGACGATAACGCCCCGCATGTGCGCGAGGCTTTTGAGAGGTATGCGCTCTGTGGAAACCTTAACGAAGTTATGCGGGAGTTCGGCGGGCAGTACGGAATGCCGACAAGTAAGCCGTCATTTAAGAAAATGCTCCAATCTCCGCTGTACAAAGGCGAACATTATTCCGGCATAAAGGATTTCTGTCCCGCAATCGTATCGGAAGAGTTGTGGAACGATGTGCAGAAAAAGCTAAAAATCAATGTGAAATCGAATCAGCGCCATGTCTACATCTTCTCGGGCCTCTTGCGTTGTGCGGATTGCGGTGGGGCAATGGGCGGAAATACCAGGCGGCGTATTCGCGGAACATGCCGGACAGAGGAGCATCAATACCGCTGTGCAAGGCATTACAATTACAAGCCGTGCAGGTGTATTAACAGCAAATCAATCGCAGAGAGCACAGTCGAAAAATATCTGATTGCGCAGATACCTAATATCAAACTGCAATACGAAATCGGTGAGGAAAAGAGAGCGGATAATACCGCGAAGATAAAAAAGATTGAGCGGAAACTTAACCGCTTAAAAGATTTGTATGTCGAGGAATTAATTGACCTGACCGCATACAAGGCCGACAGAGCGCGGTTATTGTCCGAACTGGATAAATTATCGCAGGAACAGCCAGAGCGCCGTGCAGAGGATTTGCGGGCGCTTCTCCGGCCTGATTTGTGGGATTTGTACGGCACATTTACTAACGCCGAAAAGCGCATGTTCTGGCGCGGTATCATCGAGCGGATTGAGTACGGAAACGATAAGAAATTTACTGTGCGCTTTGTCCGGTAGTAAGTATATAGAGCCGTCTGGAGCAGGTTGGATAATACCGGACACTAAAAAAAGCCCCCGGCAGCTGTTACACTGTCGAGGGCTCATATTTTGCATCGGATTAATCCATTGATGCTCAAATAAGTTTATCGCACCCGAATTTTTTCAAGTACGCCTTACTTGCTGATATAAATGCGGGAACATCCCTGCCGATTTCCCTCACGGATGCCTGCACGGAATCGTACCGGCTCCCGAGGCTCTCCTTGCGCCTGTCTCCAATACCATGGACATTGTACCATACTTCAACCGCGAGGTCTGTGTCGGTCTTCTGAGGCTCGACAATGGCATTTGTCTTTTTCTCCGTCCCGAATTTAGGCGTAATAAATCCGCGGATATATTTTCCGTTGACGGACATTGTGCGGCGCTTTACTGTCTCGCCGTTGTTACCTTCCATAACGGTAAACGTGTTGCCGTCCACTGCGATCACGATGCCGATATGGTCAGCAGTGCCGGTGTTATTACCCTTGCCGGAATCATCCCAATCATAGAGCACAGCCTCTGCGGGTTTTGGCGTGTATCCGTCATTCTCCTGCCAAATGCCCATCTTTTGAGCAAGTGTAATCATGCGCGGACAGGAGCACTCGACAGGGAAAAGGTATCCGAGTCCGCACGCAATGTATGCATAACTCGCCGCAGTTGCGCACCATTCATCGGTGTATTTTACTTTATAGTTTACACATCCGGCTTTGACCGCTGTCGGCAGATAGGCGTTATATCCGTCGATAATGGCTTTATACTGCCCGCTCCGTTCGTTATAGCCTTCCCACGAGGAAATCTTAGCCACGACTGCTTCGCGGCCTGCATGGGCCTTGTGGACGGTTTGCGCAAAGTCCTTATACCATTCCGAAACATCAACATTTCCGTTGATGCCTGGAATCCTTGCCTTGCTCGTATACTGCCAGCCGTGGCAATCCAGAGCAGGTTTGTAATTATATTCCGGCTTTCCCGAATTGGAACCATACGCACAAATCCACCGCGGGCACTCGATGCCGTCCAGAATATCCGTGAAAGTCCACTCCCACGAATACACGCCGCCGTTCGGGAACGCTTCGAGGAACATCTCCACGGCTTTTCTCCAGTATTTCTTCGCGGGCCTGTATTCAAGGTCGAGCCACGGTCTGACATTGCGACCGGCGAGCAGTCTCTTGATGTGCTCAATCTCCGAATGCATGTGTTTGTCGGTATCCGCATAGCTGTACAGATATACCTCATACGGAATCCCGAGGCGCTCACACTCTGCGATATTCCGCAGAAAATACTTATCATCCTGAGTGCTGTCGTTGTCTCCGTAGCCGATTCGCAGAATAATTCCGTCAACGCCTTTAAGCGCAGAAAAATTGATTTCTTTTTGATGTTCGGAAACGTCAATGATCGTCTTTGCCATATCATTCTCCATGATTAATCTGTGTATCGATATCGTGTGCCTTCTTTGTAATAAAATCCGGAATCGGTACTCCCATCGCCTTGAGGTTTTCGAGGATGCTCAGCGCTTCCATGATGCAGACATAGGTCGAAACTGCTGCGACATACTTAATGGATAACTCGATAGCTACACATGTGACCCAGACCAAAACGATCGTGCCCAGCTCGCCAACCTTGCGATACAATCCTTTACGCATGACGGAACTGTTCTTTGTACCGTTTATCTGCGCCTGAATAAATCCGGTGATAACGTCCGACACCGCCATGATTGCAGGAAGCAGGATAATCCAGTAGTTGTTGGAATAGTGGATAGAAAAAACGATGTCCATAGAATGTTATCCCTTCTTTGTTTTGACGGAAATCTCGCCGTCCTGAATATTAAAGAAAATGTCTCCGTATGTGTAGTTATCGAAAAACTTAGCCCCTACTGCCTGCAGACGTTTGCGTGTCGTTCCTCTGCCAGACATTGACGGCTTATGGTGGTAATTGGAAAATGCATAGCGAGGTCTCACGGCCTTGCAGATGGCGTCGTTGCAGGCGTTCGCATCTCCATGCCATTGTGCCTTATAAATGTCCGCTTTGAGGTTCGAGACAGTCTTAATCAAGATGTTATTTGCGGGATTCTGGAGGTCTCCGGCAGTATGGTAAATTACACCACCTAAGTCGAAGCGCAGGACCATCGACTCGTTGTTGACGAAGTGATGATTATCATGCTCCGACAATCTATTGGCCGGACAGATAAACACGCACTTGCATTTGATATCGCCAACGCTGAAGCCGGTCCCTGCCCTGAGATATGTTGACGGAGCCTTCTTTGCTTGCGACTTGATGGCGGATGCATAAGTCTTCTGGTACTTTGCGAGTTCGGTTACATCCGGCACATAGATATGGCTGACCGGAATAGCTTTCATGATGTTATTTAATCCGCCGTAATGATCTCCATGACCGTGGGAGATGCAGACTGCATCAATCTTCTTTACTCCATGAGCTTTCAGCTTGCGGATGACTACAGAAGACGCTCCCGCTTTTGCGCAGTCAATCAGAACGCAGTGCTTGACGCTTCCGTCCTCGTTGTACTGGATAACCGCTGTACAGTCTCCGTACTGACCTTCATCATCTTCCATAAAGTTGACTGCCCACACGCAGAATTTGTTAGATGATTTAGGCATTGGAGTATCATGCAACAGTTCCGTAACTTTTGCCTGTACAACATTATAGTCATATCCGAGCAGTTCGAGTGCTTTCTTCCGGATGCTGTCCGTCCCGAAATCATAAGCGATTACCCAATGCGCCACCTTGTCGATTGACTGGTTAGGTGTCCGGAGATAGTCACGGATAGAGGTCCACAAAATGAATCCGTATTTATCTCCCACTTTGCAGTAGCACCACAGCGTCCCCTTGCTGTCCGCAATCTGGTCGCAGACTTCGATGCGTGTAAGTCCCTGGATGGGCGAAAAACTGCACGGCTTCGCCCCTGATTGCGGTTGCATGCGTGCTGTGACCTTCATGTTGTTTTTCAGCAGTCCCCATTTATACGGGACCTTGCTCGGTGTATTTGTTC